GAGCAAAACGAGCGACTACACCATTCCCGAATTCGACGCCGAGATTATGGACGATGGCACCGGCAATATCGGCATCATGTCGTTCGGCGACCTGTCGTAAGGGGGAGGCGATATGCCCGATCTCGATCCGGCAACAGCGCCGGACATCACGCTGCGCGGCCGCACCTATAAGCTGCCGCAGATGGAATTGCGCCAAGTCATTCCGATGACGGCGGCTTTGCTCAGACTGCGCGCCGCGGAGCACATGTCGGAGGAATGGCTGGCGAGTATGTTCGACGTGACGTTCCTGGCCCTGACCTTTCTGGACCCTGGCGTCACGCGCGAAGAGTTCGACCGCGTGCCGCCGTCCTATCCGGAGTTGATCCGGGCATTCCCGGTTATCATGCAGCAATCCGGTTTTGTCGAGCGCGCCAAGGCAGCGGAGTCCGCACCGGGGGAAGCCTAAGCGCAGAGTTCGATTGGGACCGCGTCGTTATCGACATTGCGAGTTCAACCGGCTGGCCGATCAGCGAAGTGCTGTCGCTGACGGTTAGGCAAATCGACGCTCTGCGCTATCGCTGGCGATACCATTGCCCGCCACCGGCCATTTCACTGGCCATCATCGCGCGCTGGCGCCCACCGCTTGAACTGACCGAATTGCCGGATGGCAGCTTCGCGGAAGCGAAAGCCGCCAACGACGATTGGTTCAAGGATCCGTCGCGGTTCTTCGCAGAAGATTTTGCGAAGCCAAAAGTCGGGATGACACCGGATGGCTGACAGCGACGTCGAGGTCAGGTTTGGCGCCGTCGTCGGCGATCTGCTTGGCGGCATCGAAGAGGCCAAAGCCGCTATCCAAAGCATCACGCAGCCGGTGCAGGAAGTCGCCAGCAGCCTGAAGGAACTCGGCGAGATTTTCGTCGCAGCCTTCGCGCTCGACAAAGTCGCCAATTTCGCCAGCCAAATGGAGGATTTGGGCGAGCAGACCGAGCGCACCGCGGCGATGCTCGGCGTGTCGACCACGCAGGCGCAGGAGCTAGGCTTTATCGCGCAAGCGACCGGCGGTTCGGCTGATGGCATGGCGATGGCGATGGAGCGTTTGCAGCTCAATCTGCAACGCGCCCAGAATTCGACATCGCAACAGGCGCTGGCCTTGCGCGCGCTCGGGTTGTCGGCAAAGGAACTGATCGGTGTTCCTCTGCCGGAACAATTGAACCTTATCGCCGACGCGGTGGCGAAGTTCGGCGACGGCGGTAACAAGACAGCGATCGTGATGGCGCTGCTGGGCCGCAGCGGCGCCCAGATGATCCCGGTATTGGATCAGGGCCGCGAAGGCCTTGATCGCTTCCGGCAGACCGCCGATGAAAGCACCGTCGTCACCCACGCAACCGTCGATGCACTGTCGCGCGCTCACCTCGCCAGCGTGACATTGACCGGCAGCATTACGGCGCTCGGCGAGGCGGTGATCGCGCAATTTGCCAATTCGATCATCACGGCGACGAACGATCTAACGACGTTCGTCTCCGGAATGTCCGCCTTGGTGCAAACCGGCCATATCGGCGAAGCCGCGATGGTGACGCTCAGTGGCGCGGTGCGCGAAACCGGCGCCAATCTGGCGTGGACCGCAAAGGAACTCGCCGATCTGGCGCAGCCCTGGCGTTGGAACGAGGTGCTAGCCGACTGGCAAAAGGGCAACGACGCGGTCCTGTCTATTCAAAAGGAGACTGACGACAAGCTCCTGCAGATGACGACGCAGGCAACCGGCGAGTTGCATAAAATACTGTCCGAGCCACAGCCGACCAATAAGACGCAGGCTCCGGCACTTGCCGTTCCCGACACCAGCGCGCTCAAAGCCGCCGCCGATCAGTATTCGGAATTGATGAAGCAGGCGCAGGATCAGTACAACACCACGATCAAGCTCGCGGATACCGCTTTCAACCAGACAAAGGAACACCTCGCCGCCGAAGTCCAATTGCATGAGATCACTTACGGCCAGGAAACGGCGCAACTCCTATCAGCTCTCGACCAGCGGCGCGCGGCAGAACAGTCGGCCGTAACAGTCGAAGTCGGCGCGGAGAACGCAGCACTAGAAGCCAAGATCGCGCTTTACGCGCGCGGGACGGCCGAATGGCAAAAGGCTGTCGATCAGCAAACCGAACTTTTGCAGAAGGCGTACGATCAGCGCCGCGAGCTTGATGCCAAGTATTTTGCCGAGCGGCAGAAGCTTGTCGATCAGGCCGCCGAGCAGGAAGAGAAAACTTGGAAGAGCGCCGCCGACATGGTGTCGGGTGCGTTCAACTCGCAACTGCAAAAGCTCCTCGCCGGCACTGAGACGTGGTCGCAGGCGATGAAGAAGATCAGCGCCGACTTAGTGCTGAAATTCATTGAGGACCAGATAAAGCTGTCTGTGGAATATCTCGCCAATCAGACGCGGATGCTGGCGGCTCACATCGCGTCGGAGATGACACAGACTGCAGCGACGACGGCAGGAACCGCCGCGCGAGAGGCGGCGCAAGCCTCGGCATCGTCCGGCAGCATCCTCGAAACCATCGCCAATGCACTGAAAGCGATCTTCGCCAGCGCCGGTCAGACGGCGGCGGGAGTTTCGGCGAACGTAGCGCCCGCTGTCGGCCCGGCGGCTCCCGCCATCGGTGCCGCGGCCGGGGCGGCCGTTGCCGCCGAAGCGTCCGGCCTCGCCAGCTTCGATGTCGGCACCGATTACGTGATGCGATCCGGCCTCGCCATGATCCATAAGGGCGAGGCGATCGTGCCCGCGCGCGCAAATCCGTTTACTGGCGGCGGTTTTGCGGCAGCGCAAGGCAGCGGCGACAGCAATCGCGGCGGCGACACCCACGTCCATATCTCCGCTCTCGACTCCCGCAGCATCAAAAGGTTCTTCGATGATAACGCCGGCCACATGATCAAGGCGATCCAGAAGGGCATGAAGAACAACGCGCACCTGCGTCCGGCCTGATGAATGTCGACACCCCCCTCGCTGCCGGTCGTGCCTGGCCTGACTTGGTCGCGGCATAAAAAGCCGCAGTTCAGCACCCGCATCGCGTCGCATGTTTCCGGCCGCGAAGTCCGCATCCCGCTCTACGTCAATCCGCTCTATGAGTTTGAGAGTTCGTACGGCGGCATGACTTCGCGTGCGACCGGCGGCGCTACGTCGGCGCTCGGCTCCTTCAGCCTGCAAGCCATCATGGGCTTCTTCCTGCAGATGCAGGGCCAGTTCGGCACTTTCCTCTACGCCGATCCAGACGACAGCACGGCCACCGGGGGCGCCATCGCGACCGGCGACGGAACGACTGCCTCATTCGTGATCCCGCGCACGCTCGGCGGCTTTCCCGAACCGTGCTCGTGGGTGACCGCGGTCAATAACGTCTATTTCAACGGCGTGCTGCAATCGTCCGGCACCTGGGCGTTCACCGCGCCGAATTCGCTTGGCTTCTACAACGCGCCGGGCGCCGGCGTCGCCATCACGGCGGATTTCACCTACGCATTCCAGTGCCGCTTTCTCGACGACGATCTCGATTTCGAGGAATTCATGTCGAGCCTGTGGAAGCTCGACAGCATGAAGTTCCGCAGCATCAAGGCAAACAGCACGGCCGCGGCACAGCCGGCTTGGTACACGCAATACGAGATCAGCGGCGTGGTGCCGACCGATTTTGTAGATTTCGTCAATGGACTTTACCTGGGGCCATAGATGGCGACCACCTACGGATCGCTCTCGGCGTGGCTCACTGGGGTCGGCGGATCGTTCACGCGATCGTCGGCGGCCTATTACACCAATTCATCGGGAGTCCTGACGAACGCAACGAGCAATGCGCCTCGCTTCGACTATGATCCGGTCGCGTTGACATCGAAAGGAATTTTGCTCGAAGGCTCAAGCACCAATCTCATCACTTACAGCCAGGCGCTCTCATCCTGGATCTACAGCCAGTACATCACCGCGACTGCGGCGTCTGGGACGGCGCCTGACGGGACGAACACCGCGAACCTCATCACCGCGACCAACACCACCGCGGTCGAGGCGGGCAACACTTTTGCCGTCGCCGGCGCCGGAACGAATTTTGCCGCATCCGTTTACGCCAAGGCCGGAACAAACCCATACGTCTATGTCGGAATTACGTGGACCGGCGTTGCGAGCAACCAGTACGCTGGCGCCGTTTTCAATTTATCGGCTGGCACCGTCACGCAAAACGTCCAGAGCGGGACCGGCGTTGTGCTGGTGTCCGCCTCCATCGCCCCTGCGGGGAACGGGTGGTATCGCTGCATCATCGTCGCGACGCAGCCTACCGGGGTGACGGGCGACAATTTCTTCATCGGCTTGCCGCCGAGCGCCACGGGAAACACGTTCGCGGTTTACGGGCAGCCGCCGGCGACGAACGGAAACACGATCTATGTTTGGGGCGTGCAGGTCGAGGCTCTGCCGTTCGCGTCGTCTTACATTCCCACGACGTCGAGCACCGCGAGCCGCGCCGCCGACAGCTTCTCCGGCATTTCGATCGCCGCGATGAGTGCCGGCACGCTGTACGCTTCGGCTAGCACCCTCTATGCCAGCCAGGCGCAGCGCGTCTTGGAGATAGACGACGGCACCACGAACAATCGCGCGTCGCTCTCGCTCAATGCCAGCGCGGCCGGAGAATTCGACCTGATCTCGGGCGGATCTTCGGAGGCCGCCTTGACCGCGGGCTCGGTGACGGCTGGCACTGCGATTAAGCTTGCCGCCGCGTATCAAGCCAATGACTTCGCGCTGGTCGCCGGCGGCGGTACGCCGGCAACATCGTCGAGCGGATCGATCCCGTCGCTGAGCAAATTGCAGATCGGCGCCGATGCGGCCGGCGGCAACAATTTCTTCGGGCATATCCAGCAGTTCGGCTTCTGGAACGGCTTGCGCGGTCCGAATGCGAACCTGCAGAGCCTGACATGAGCCAGATCGATGTTCTGATGGCGTATGCCGACAAGCCGACGGCGCTCGCTGACCCGACGCTTGCCGCTTTCGTCAAAAACGGCGCGTTCGATGCGAGCCGCGTATTCGACAACGCCGGCGCAGGTCTGCAAATCTGGTCGACCGCCAACGATACGACCACGACCGCGACGGGGCTGGCGGGGCAGGCGATCGCGGTCACCCAGCATCAATACCAGCCGGGCTATGTGTTGATCGTGAGCTATAACGAGCCGGCGAGCTCGGCCGCGGCGCCGAACGCGCAAGCACCATCGCTCGCACCGTTCAAGGCCGACGCCGGTTGCGTGCTGATCGCCGATCGGGACGCCGCCGCGGCGGCCAATCCGGGGTTCATTCTCTACGCGACCCAAACCGACGCGCAGTTGGCGCCGATGCGGCTTCAGCCGACGCCGCTTGGCGCCTCGTATCCGTTCGGATCGCCATGAAGCCGGCGCCGACGGCGCTGATCAACTTCCTCAACGAAGAGATCGGCTACAACGACGGCCAACTGATCTACGCCGAGGCGTTCAACTTCACGCTGCGCAACGGCACGGTGCTGGGCTACACCAATTCGGAGATCACGTTCGCCTATAACGGCGTGACATATCTCGGCAACAACATCCTGATCGACGGCCTCAAATACAAAGCCTCGGTCGGGCTCGAGGTCGACAAGCAGGACATCACGATCGCAGCGCGGTCGGATCAGCTCGCCAACGGCGCGCCGTTCCTGCAGGCGTTGCGCAACGGCGCCTTGGACGGCTGCGAGGTCACCCGCTATCGCGTGTTCTGGTCCGACAAGATCGGCGGCACGCTGATCGGCGGCGTCATCATGTTTAAGGGCCGCGTCGGCACCATCGACAAGATCGGCCGCGCGTCGGCGCAGATATCGGTCAATTCCGACCTGGTGCTGCTCGACATCGATATGCCGCGCAATATCTATCAGGCGACGTGCCTGCATACGCTGTACGATTCCGGCTGCACGCTGTCGAAGGCTTCGTTCGGCACCAACGGCACGGTCGGCGCCGACTCGACGGCATCGCTCATCAAGTGGACCGGCGCCAGTCTTAATTTCCAGCAGGGCACGGTCAGCTTCACGTCCGGCGTTAATGCCGGCGTCACCGCGACGGTCGGTTCTGCGGTGGCCGGCACGTCGTTCTCGTTGATCTATCCGATGGAGAGCCCGCCGGCGACTGCCGACGCCTTCACGGTCTATTACGGCTGCGATCACACGCCGGGAACGTGCAAGGCGAAGTTCAACAATCTGTCGAATCTTCGCGCCTTCCCCTACGTGCCACCGCCACAGATGGCGGTTTGAGGTCGATATGACCATTCACACGCTGATCGACGGCCGCGGCCGCCCGATAATGAGCAAGCGTCCCGCGACGCCACCCCCGATCAAGCCGCCATCCGATCGCCAGCGCGAGATCGTCGAAACCAATGCTCATAACGTCACGCTCACCGCGCTTGTCGTGGCACTGGCAAAGCATTTCGTCCTTGCGGCCGATGACGCGACCGCGGCGGCGTTCGTCGCCTATTTCAACGATCAGTCGCGCAAGATGGCGGCAGCGACCGGCGTGCCGATGATAGCAGAGGCGGCCGAACAGAAGACCAGCCAGCTCGCCGGCATGCTGATGGCGAAGCGGGCCGAGCTCAAGCGCGATGGCAACTGAAGCCGAACAGCGCGCGGCTGTCGTCGCCGAAGCGCGCAGCTGGATCGCCACGCCGTATCACAACTGCGCCGACATCAAAGGCGTCGGTGTCGACTGCGGCATGCTCATTGTGCGGGTGTTCGTCGACCTCTGCCTCATACCGCCGTTCGATCCGCGCCCGTATCCGCCGGACTGGCACCTCCATCGCAGCGAAGAAAGGTACGTCGGCGGCGTACTTGAGCACGCGCGCGAAGTGAGGGCGCCGCAGCCGGGCGATGTTGCCATATTCAAGTTCGGCCGCTGTCACGCCCACGGCGGCATCGTCACCAAGGTGAAACCGCTCACCATCGTGCACGCCTACGCGCCGGCGCGCTGCGTCCTCGAAGATGACGTGCGGCGCGTGGCGGCACTCTGCGAACCATCGCGCGATCCGCGCTTCTTCAGCTTTTGGGCGAACGATGAATGAGCGGGCTTCGCAGTCTTTTTGGCGGCAAATCAGGGCCGACCGTCACGCCGGATTATACCGGCTTGCAGGTGCAGACGGCGGTCAATGCGCTGCCGATCCCGATCGTGTGGGGCGTCAACAAAATCGCGCCCAATCTGATCTGGTACGACAATTTCCGTTCGGTCGCGCAGACCAGCGGCTCGGGTGGTAAGGGCGGCGGCTCCGGCGGCGGCAACGTCACCGGCTATACCTATTACGCCGACATCATCATGGCCCTGTGTGAAGGGCCGATCGAGGGCATCAATCAGATTTGGCGCGGCCAGTCGGACTATACGCTGGCGCAGCTCGGACTGTCGCTGTTTCTCGGCAACACGCCGCAGGCGCCGTGGAGCTATCTGGTCGCTAATTACCCGAACCAGGCGCTCGCCTATCAGGGCACCGCTTACGTCGCGGCCGCGGGCTACGCGCTGGGCGATAGTGCCACGCTCGACAACCACAGCTTTGAAGTCCAAAGCGCGTTCTATGGCACCGGCACCAATGGGCTGGACGCCGACCCGTCGCAGGTCATCAACGACCTTCTGACCAATCAGCAGTATGGCACGGTGTCGCCGACCGGCACGGCGATCGCGGTCGACTCGACCACGCTGTTCGGCTCTGGTGGCGACGCCTCGCTGCAAACCTATTGCGCCGCTGTCGGAATCTGCCTCTCGCCGGCGCTGACCGATCAGGAAAAGGCGTCATCGATCCTGCAGCGATGGCTGCAAATCTGCAATATCGGCCCGGTCTGGTCCGGCGGCTTGCTGCGCTTCATCCCGTACGGCGACACCGAGATCGTCGCCGGCACCGTGGAGCCGATCACCCAGGAACGGCAGATCCCGGAGAACGCGCCGCCGAGCGGGACCTTTCCGCAGATCGTGGTGACCGCGCCGGCGCGTTTCGTTGCCGATGAAGGCGTCAGTTACTCGCTGTCGGACGTCGCGCTCACCAATACCGGCACGGCACCGACCGGCGTCGGCACCTACGGCATCAATCCGCCCGGCACCTATCTGTTTGCGCCGAACGACAGCGGCGCCGAGGTGACGATCTCGTACCAATACTCGGTGGCGGCGAGCTTCGTCCCCGCCGCCACGCCGATCTACGATCTCGACGACGACGATTTCGTCTATGAGGACAACGAAGACCCGGTCCAGGTCACGCGGTCCGATCCCTATCAGGCTTACAACGTCTGGCGCATGGAGGCCGCCGATCGCGACAACGCCTATAACCTGACCACGGTCGAATCGCGCGATCAGAACGCCATCGAACTGTACGGCATGCGCATTGCGCCGACCTTCACCGCGCACGAGGTCTGCGACCCGGAAGTGGGACTGCTGTCCGGGCAGCTCATGCTGCAGCGATCGGTCTATATCCGCAACACCTACAAGTTCCGGCTATCGCAGGAATACTGCCTGCTCGATCCGATGGACCTGGTGACGGTCACGGACCCGCTGCTCGGACTGAGCAACACGCCAGTCCGCATTACCGACATCGAGGAGGACGATAACGGGCTCCTTGACGTCACCGCCGAGGAATTCCCGATCGGCTATGCCACGGCGACGCTGTATGCGACGCAGCCGACCACCAACAACCCGATCAACCGGAACTACGCGCCGGATACGGTCAACCCGCCGGTCATCTTCGAGCCGCCTTCGGCGTTGGCGAGCGGGCAGGTCTGGATCGCGGCCTCTGGCGGATCGGGCGGCGCCGTCGATCCGCTGTGGGGCGGCTGCTTCGTCTGGATTTCGCTCGACGGCGCCACCTATCAGAATGTCGGCAAGATCACGTCGCCGGCGCGGCAAGGCGCCATCACCGCGAACCTCGCGTCGTTCAGCGGCACCAACCCGGACACGGCCGACACGTTGTCGGTGAATCTCTCGGAAAGCGGCGGCACGCTCGCCTCGGCGTCCGATATCGCGGCGCAGCTCGGCCAGACCTTGTGCATGGTCGATAGCGAATTGCTGTCCTACGGCACCGCGACGCTGGTGTCGGGCAACAGCTACAACCTGACCGACCTTTACCGCGGTCTCTACGGCACCACGGCGGCGGCCCATACGAGCGGGGCGCAATTCGTCCGCCTCGACGGTGCGATCTTTGAGTACACGCTGCCGGCGCAGTTCGTGAACCAGGAATTCTACGTCAAGCTGCAATCGTTCAACGTGTTCGGCGGCGGTGTGCAGGATCTCTCGACCTGCACCGCGTACAGCGTGGTTGCAGCGGGCACAACGGAACACCCGGAAGCTGCCGCGATGAATACCGGGGCCAACCAGGACCTCGGCACCTGCACCGAGACCGTCGGCACCCACGACGACTTCGGTACGCCGTTCACCCTCTCAGTTTCCGTCACCGTCGATCTCGGCAACTCGGTTTAGCGCATGACAACAGCCGTCCAGACGCAATGGCGACGCGATACCGCGGCCAATATCGCTGCGTTCACGGGCGCGGCTGGCGAGCTCATCGTCGACACGACCAACTGGCGCACGGTGGTGCAGGACGGCCTCACTGCCGGCGGGCACCCGATGGCTCGCGTCGTCGATCTGCCGGCCGGCGGTTACCGCAACCTCCTGGTCGGAAATGTCCAAGGCGTTGCGGCTTTTACCGCGCCGTCGGCGCCGAACACGCAAGTCAAGATCACGGCCGATGCGCTATCGGCCTATAATTCGACGGCCGGCTTGTCGGTCTGCCTCACCGGCGTTTCGGTCACCGCCGATTTTACCGCGAGCAATGGCGCCAACGCGCTCGATACCGGATCGGTCGCGGTCAACACCTGGTATTCGGCGTGGGTGATTTACAACCCGACGACGGCAACCGTGGCGGCACTGCTCTCGCTGTCGGCAGCATCTCCGTTGCTGCCGAGCGGCTACACTTACAAGATGCGCGTCGGCTGGATGCTGACGGATGGGTCTTCGCATTTCTACCGGCTGTTTCAGCAAAACCGTCATGCGCAGATTCAGGTCGGCACCAACCCGACCTTGCCGTTGTCGATTGCCAACAGCTCCGGCGGCGCGGCTGGGACATTCAGCACGACGTCGCCGACGCTTGCTGCCGTCTCGGTCGCGGGCGTCGTGCCGCCGACCGTCGCCAAGCTCTATGGCGCGGTCATCGGCACCGCGACCGGCGAGACGGTCTTGATCGCGCCCAATCTGAATTGGGGCGGCTCGAACAACGGGCCGCTCGGCAGCAACGGCATGGTGTGGCCGGTCTGGTTCGGCGGCGAAGGGGCGCAGCAGTTCACGATGGCGCCGGAATACAGTTCTTCGCTGTCGGCGATGGCGATCGCTTGGGCCACGTCCGGCACGCACGCGCACATGGCCGCGATCGGCTGGGACGACAATCTCTGATCGCGGCCGGCTAACCCGTCAACAATCCAAAAGGTGCCCGATGTTGCGAGCATTTCTCGCCGCGCTGATGCTTTGCCTGCTCGCCTGTTCGGCGCAGGCGCATGGGTGCCATCACCATCATCGGCACCATGTGCTGCATCATCGCGTAGCGCATCGCCATCGCGCCGCGCGACAGCATCGCGTGCGGCATGTCGATCGTGCGCCAACAGGCGCGACCTCGTCGCGCCTAGCCGGAGTCGGTCACGCAATCCGCAGCGCCTTCGGCGATCCGCGACCCGGCGCCTGGTGCGGCTGGTACATGCGCCAGCTTCTCGGCGTCGCCGATCGCGCCTTCAATCTGGCGGCCAATTGGGCGCATTACGGGCGCGCCGCCGCAGCGCCAGGCCCCGGCGTAATCGTGGTGTGGCCACACCACGTCGGCCAGATCGTCGCCTACGCCGGCAATGGGCAGTGGCTCGTTCAATCCGGCAACGACGGTCACGCCGTGCGCACCCGACCACGCTCGCTCGCCGGTGCCATCGCATTTCGGGAGTAACGGCGATGCCAAAAAACGAATTCCGCGAAGAGCCGCCGCACGGCGACTGGCCCTTTCTGGACACGACCGCGCTCCATGACCTCGATAGGGCGGCCGGTCCGGCCTTTTTCAATATCGCGGTCGGTATTGCAGCGGCGCTCATCATCGCCGCCGCCTTTTGCTTCTTCATGGTCGCCGCCTTTGCCGCGGAATGGCCGATCGACGCCATGAATGCGCAGATTGATGGCGCGAATTTCCTGGTCAATCGCGGATGCTCCGGCACTCTGATCGACAAAACCAACGGCTACATCCTGACCGCCAATCACTGCATCGATACGCAGTTCGACGTTGTGACCAAGCAGGAGATCGGCGACGACGGCAAGGTGAAGGAAGTCAAGGTCCGCGTCGCGCAGCCGGGCACTGTCTCGCAGCTCGTTTTCTCCGGGCCGAACGAGGTCCAGCGCACGCAGTATGTCTTTCACATCAAGGCGGCGGACCACGATCATGACCTGGCGCTGCTCAAGGTCGTGGCCAAGCTGCCGGAGTATGTCGTCGAGGCGAAACTATCCTGCACTGCCCCGAAGCGCGGCGAGACTGTCTATGCTGTCGGCAATCCCTTCGGGGTGCTCTTCGGGACCGTGACCAAGGGCATCGTGGCCAGCGTCGCGCGCGACTATCGCATGCTCGGCATCGACGACGAGGGCGATGGCCAGTCCGGCGACAACGGCCTGATGCAGATCACCGCGCCGATCGAGGGCGGCAATTCCGGCGGCGCGATCTACAACGCCATTGGCGAGCAGATCGGCGTCGCGGTCCGGGCGTCACCCGTCAATGAGACGGTCGCATTCGCGGTGCCGCTGTCCGATCTGAGGAAGTTTCTCAGCGAGAACGGCGTTCCCAACCGCTGCGATGTTAGCGCGAAGGACGGCGGCGCTAAGGACACCAAAACCGATAACGCCGGCTTCGAAGAGTGATTCGCGGTCATGCCCGCGCGTAGCCGGTCGCGGAGGATGGCTGTGACGACAGCCGGTAACGTGATCTGCTTCGCCGATTATAAGTGCAAGCCGCGGCCAAAGCGTGAGCCGATTGGCCCCGCCGAAATCGTCATCCTGCCTTCGGTGCGTATCGAGCGCCATGCTGGCAGCAAGCCGCCAATCCCAAAATACGAAGAGCTTTCGCCATGATCCTCGACACCAACCACAACGTCACGGTGCGGCTGCCTGCGCTCAAGGCCGCGGGCGTCACCTCGATCGGCCGCTATATCGGCTACGGGCTGGAGGCCGAGGACAAGGTCATCAAGCCGGCCGAGGCGCGCGCGATCGCCGCCGCCGGGATGCGGCTGTTTCTCATCTACGAGATCAGCGGCAAGCCGATGGGCGCGGCTGTGGGCGCGCGCGACGGCGCCTATGCCGCCTCCTATGCCGTAACGCTCGGCGCGCCGACCACGGCATGCCTCTTCTATGCGGTCGACTACGACGCGCCGCCGGCTGACATTCCGAGCCTCTCCGCTGCCTTCAAGGCGTTCGGTGCCGCGGTGCGGCCAAAATACCGCGTCGGCGGTTACTGCTCGGGCTATGTCTGCTCGCAGCTGTTCGCCGCCGGGCTGATCGACAAGCGCTGGCTGACCTGTTCGACCGGCTTTACCGGCAGCAAGCAAGCGCTCGCCGCCGGAGCTTACGACTTGGCGCAGTCGCTGCCGGCGAAGGTCGGCGGCCTTGATACCGATCCCGATCGGCTGCATGTCGCCAACGGAGAGTTCGGCGACTTCGTGCCGTTCTCGCCGGACGCGCCGTCGATCGTGCCGCCTGCCGCGCCCGAGAGTTGGCTTGCCAGCTTCAAGCGTAAGCTCGGCCTGATTGCTTGAGGCCGACATGACGGGGCTGGACCGCGGCATCGAAGCCGCGATGACCATCGTGCTGATCATCGGTGGCTATCAGTTCTATTTCTGGGCGCAACGCCAGCGCTGGTTCGAGGCGCGGTATCTCGAGACGCGCCTTGACGGTCTCATCAGCTATGATCCGCGCTGGGTGTGGATCTATAGCGGCCTGTACTATCCGATGATCGTGCTGGCCGGCTGGTCGGTTCCGACCTGGCGCGACTATGCGCTCGCCGTCGGCGGCTATCTGGCGCTGCTTGCGGTGCAGATGGCGTTCTTTCTGTTCGTGCCGGTCGAAATCCCGGTGTCGTGGCGCCTGCTCAATCGGCGCTCGTGGGAAGGCAGCGCGTCGCAGCGCTTCCTCGATCTGGTCTGGAGCTTCGACAAGCTGCGCAACTCCATGCCGTCGATGCACGTGTCCGTCGCGACCGTCACCGACCTGACGATCTGGCGCAACTGGCCGGCGCTCGGCCATGTCGGCGTGCTGTTCCCAATTCTCATCGCGGTGAGCGCGCTCAAGACCAAGCAACATTACGTCGCCGACGTCATCCCCGGCGCCGCGCTTGGCTGCGCGGTGTTTTGGGCGTGGGGCGTGTGCGTCGCGCCGTGATTTTCATCTGACAACCCAAAGGAGACGATCATGCTGCAAACGCTTTCCACTTTCGTTGACGCCGGCAAAGTCGGCGGTTGGGTGCGGGCGGGCGTCGCGGCCGGGCTCACCATCGCAATCGCGAAATTCCCCGGCCTGTCGTCCTTCATCGATCCGGCCACGCAGACGGCGATCGCCGTCGCTGTGTCCGGCATCACCGTCGGCATCTGGTCGCATTACGTCAAGTCGTAAGGCCGTGCCAACTCTGCGCATCTGCGCGGTGGCGCTCACGCTCGCCATCGCCATGATCTCATCGGCGCATGCCGCCACGCGCATCTATCTGATGCGCGGGCTTGGCGGCTTGTTGCTGTCCGACGCCATGGACCAGATCGGCGCCAGGCTGCGGCGGCCCGGCGTGATTGTCAGCGTCGGCGACTGGAGCGATGCGCCGGCTTTCGAGCGCGATGCGCTCGGTCATCGCGGCGATCGTATCGTGGTGGCTGGACATTCAATGGGCGCAAGAGCGGCAGGCGAGATCGGCACTGATCTCAAGGCGCGCGGCTACGACGTCAAGGTGATCGGCATTGATCCGCTCTACACCAATGCGGCGTGCGGGCCCGGCGTGAATTGCATCTGCTACTACGGCCAAGGCTTTCCGATGCACGGCGCGCAAAATGTGTTCGTCGCATCGAGTTACGGCCATATCGGCTACGCCTCCGATCCCCGCGTCCAAAGCCGCGTCATCGCGGCAGCGAGATAACCATGGCAGCAATCTTGGGCGCGCTCATTCCTCTCATCTCCGCGCTCCTCAGCGGGTCGGGCGCCGCCAGCGCGATCTCGGCCGCGCTGTTGCCTTCGCTGTCGACGGCGTTCGCCGGCACGGCAATTACGTCCGCGCTGGAGGCGATCACGCTCTCGCAATGGGTCACGATCGGCGTTGACCTGGCCGAGAACGAGCCGACGATCGCCGCTGGCGTGCGCAAGCTGTTCGCCGGGCTGCATCCCGCGCTGGCGCGGTTCGTCGTCGATCTTGAAACGCACATGGCGCTCAATCCGTCCGCGACCGCGGCCGAAATCGCCGGCAGAAATCTTGCGCTGTGGTTCGCCGCCAATGCGCCCAAGACCATTCCCGGCTATCTGCCTGACGGCAGCGTCGGTCCCATTCCCAATCCCGACCTGAAAGGAAAATGACCATGACCACAAGCGTCGTCACGACCGTTGAGAACGACATCACCGCCATTGTTGCCAAGGCGGCCGCGGTGGTCGCCAAAATCCCGGCGGCTGTCGCGC